CAAAGACGAATTGGGTGGTTTAGTGGGCCTTTTAGATCAGAACATCACGCGCGTTGGACAACCCGGCTATGAATACGGCAGGACACGCGAACAAGAGCGCGGCCTTTTAGGGTCACTGGCAAATATTTTTACGCCTATTAGGCGTCCTGTTTTACAACCTGAGGTCACAACATACGCGCCTATGATGGATGCTGCCGCAGGCACATATAGCGCCACAGGATACCAGCCAGCCCAATATGGTGAGCCTGAATTTGGTTTTGAGTATATGCCGGCTTATCGCGCCGTTACTGGAGCTTTCGACTATCTTGGCGGGTTAATGGCGTCGCCAGAGAAGCGTCAACAAGCCGCGCAGACAGCTATGGCTGTGCCAAGTATTGCTAACCGTATGTTGGCAGAGCAGCAAGCCGCTGGTGTAAATATGCTTGGTGGATATGGCACCATATCACCAGAAGGCGAGCCTATTGAATATGACCCACTAATGTTCAGCGGATCAGCCGCAGTGGCGCCTGTGGCTGCTACAAGGGCGGCGAGGGCTGGTGAAATGGTGCTTGGTTCCGGCCCCGGCGGAATGGGGCGCGGCCTGCCGCCAAAACCAACTATGACTGAAGATGAGATGATCCGGGCGCTTGAGGAAGCGCGCCAAACTCAATATGGGCGTATGGTTGAGCGATACCAATCACCAGAAGCTGGCGCTGCTTATGGGCTACTGTCACAAGATATCCGGCAGCTTGCCAGAGAGGGCGCCCCCGGTAGATTGTGGTATGAGCGTTCAAGCGACGCTATTTTGGATATAGCAGGCGGTGACAAAAACCGCGCTGAACAAATCGCTCAGTTGATTGCCATATATTCACCACAAACAACCGTGCAGGTAAACACCACAAACGCTGTTAAAGCGTACAATCGAGCAATGGCCGGCGGTGATATATTTAGGGGCGAAATGCTTGGCTCTATCAAAAGGGAAACCCTTGGCACTTATGCTGATATGAAAGCCGCGCAAACAGCGGCCCGCGCTGCTGGAGGACGTGCGGCGGGGGTTCAGGCGCGGCAGGTCGGGGACAAGGTTATTGTCGAAAAGGGGCCGCTTGAAGCTGACGCAATATTCAAGGGTGCCGGCGGCAAAGGTGCTGGTATCATTCGCCAGAATGTTGGTGATGAAATTAGAATTTATAAGCCTGATCCTAATTACGATAATATTGCTACCGCGCAACGTGATTTAGCAGCACAGCTTTTGATGAAAGAAGGTGTGCAATTTGATGGTCGCAAGATCAATAACTTTTATATCAACCTCATGCGCCAGATCGACCCCAACCTTGTTCAGGGCGTTACAAGCGATTTGTGGATGGCTCGCGCGTTTGGGTTTTTGGACGATAACGTCGGAAAAACTAAAAAATACGATCTTATCGAAAGCATGACAAACGACGTGGCAAATGAGCTTGGTTGGGAACCGCACCAAGCCCAAGCTGCTATTTGGACCGCCATTAAAGCAAGAATGGAAAGCCCAGAAGTTAAAGCAAACGTAAGGCAAAAAGCTCTTGATCAAGGTGTTGCGCGCATGAAAGGTAAAACCCTTGAGGTAATAGACAATGATGCTTATTCTTCACTAAAAATTGATGAGGCTATGGGCCAGAGTTTTAGCGAGGAACAAATAGGAAAAGCTGTAAAAGACTTTTCTTATTTTCTCGAAGATAATTATGCGCGGATGCCGTGGGAAGCAATACCCGGCAGAAGCACAGGTCATATGGGTGGCCTTAGTGATGCGCCGTATCAAATACGGAATGAGTACACATCCGACATTGCTCAAGCAATGCAAAACGATCAAGGCAACGACGCAATCGCTGAGGCGCTCGGCATACTATCACCCGGTCATTTTGAAGCACCCGGATATTGGCAGGGTGACATCAATCCGTCGCGTGTTGAAAAGATTGCGTCTACGCGCATTAAGGGAGCTGGCGACCTTCCAGACATACAAGCTGAAGACGAGCAGCTTATTCGTTTGTATGCGGCGGCTCGCGGTTTGGCGTTGCGCCAAGAGGGCGTTGGATATTACCGGCCGTTTTCAATTAACTCGCAATCGAAAGCAAACGGCATATCTATCAAACCTATCAATAATAAATTTACAAGCGATGATGCCGTTGCTATAGGTAGCCGCCTTGACGAGGCGATGCAGTCTCCATTGACTGACGCAAAAGGGAATGTCCTGATTGACAATGATGGGAACCCAATAAAACTAGAAGGGTTTTTGACAGGATATGACGAAGGGGAATTGAGCTTTATACACTTTAATCATTTCGCCAATGTTAGCGATAAGGGAAAAGTGGTTAAGGCTGCAAACGACAGAATTAAGCAAATTATTCAAGGTTCGATAGATAAAGATGTTGACCTTGAGTATTTTGCGTCTTCTGGCGATCTTTTAATGAATGATTGGAAAGGAAATCCAAATGGGCAAGATTATGTCAGAATCCTTCAAGAGGGAGGACGATCCGATGTTCTCGACCTCGTTCAAAATGTTCTCGCCCCAAAAATACGTCGGGTCGACGAAGAATACGCAACAAAGCACGGATTTAGGCTTGGCCCAGACATCTTCGCAGGAAGAGCCGGCGCCGTCTCTGCCGAAAACATCTCTGCTGGGTTATTAGGCGGAACCACACCACCAACTGGAGGCTTGTTAGACTAATGCCCCCACGCAAGCCAAAAGACCCCCGACTAGCCAAAGCCGGCGTCTCTGGTTACAATCAACCGAAGCGCACACCCTCGCACCCGACCAAGTCGCACGTCGTTGTGGCTAAGTCAGGCGATCAGGTGAAGACGATCCGCTTCGGTCAGCAGGGCGTGAAGACCAACCAGACGGTTGGCCAGCGTGAGGCGTTTGAAAGCCGCCACGCCAAAAACATTGCGCGCGGGCCAATGTCTGCGGCATACTGGGCGGCCAAGACGAAGTGGGCGCCGAGCAAGACTAAGTCGAAGTCGACTAAGTGGAAGAAGGGATCATAATGGCAGCGGGTATCCACTATTTTCGCGACGGCACCAAATATCGCGGCGCCGTGCATAAGCACCCCGACGGCACGATAATGACCGGCGCGCGTATGTCGCCGGCCAGCAAGAAGGTGATGCACTTTAGCCAGCTATCCGAAGCAGCCAAGAAAAAAGCGAGGAAACGCTAATGCCGCTCAAGAAAGGCTACAGCAAAAAGACCATCTCGAAGAACATCCGCACCGAGATGAAAGCCGGCAAACCACAAAAGCAGGCCGTGGCTATTGCACTGTCTACGGCCCGCAAAGCGAAGAAGAAGGGGAAGAAATATGCCTAGAGGACTATACGCTAATATTGCCGCCAAGCGCGCCCGCATCAAAGCTGGCAGCGGCGAGAAAATGCGGAAGGCTGGCGACAAAGGTGCGCCAACTGCCGCCGCGTTCAAGAAGGCGGCCAAAACCGCCAAAAAGAAGAAAGCGAGAAAAGCATGAATGTTTGCGAAAATTGCCCATATCGCGGGCGTTGTGAAATAAAGCAACGCTGCATCCAAGGCAACAACCCCGTCGTCGAGACTGTGCCAGAGCCACGCCCCGCTAAGGTCGTGCAGACTAGCTTCGGTCACACCGAGACTGCGGCGAAGATTAACACGCCGATCAAGGGCGGCAAGAAGAAGGTCCGCAAGGTCACTGTGCAATGATGATCCGCCGCCCCGTAGTGGGCCGCATACGCCGCCCGCAGCCCCCTCTGGAGCAAACCAAGGAAGTGTGCGATACTGTCGAGGCGGCGAAACCAAAGCCCGCGCCTAAACGCGCGGCAAAAGGTGCTAGAAAAAATGGCAAAAATGGATGACTACCAGCTCAGCTCGATTGTCTCAGGAGAGATAACCGACGCGCTAAACCACTTCGACAGCGAATACACCCAAGAGCGCCTGCGCGCTCTCGACTTTTATCTGGGTGAGCCGCTTGGCAATGAGGTTGAGGGCCGGTCATCCGTAGTCGCCACCGAAGTCGCCGACACCGTCGAAGCCATCATGCCAAACCTGATGCGCGTCTTTACGACCAACGACAAATACGTCCGCTTTGCGCCACGCACAGCCGAGGATATGGAGGCAGCCGAGCAGGCGTCGGATTACGTTAACTACATCATCAACGGGCGGAATGAAGGCTACAAGCTGCTGCACACCTTCTTCAAGGATGCGCTGCTGTTCCGTATGGGCGTGATAAAGTTCTTCTACGAGACCCGCGAGGAAGTCGACGAGGAAGAATATACCGGCCTGTCCGAGGACGAGCTGGTCATGCTGATGAACGACCCAAACGTCGAGATCGTCGAGCAGATGGAAACGGTGATGGAGAGCGTATACGACGACGAGAGCGGCGAGACGATACCGCTGCGCTCCGAGTACGATTTGACGGTTCGCGTCACCCGCGAGGAAGGCGAGATCAAAGTCATCAACGTGCCGCCTGAGGAGTTTCTGGTTAACCGCCGCGCGACGTCTCTGGAGGACGCGCATTTTATGGCGCACCGCACCACCCTCACCGTCAGCGACCTTGTGGCTATGGGCTACGACCGCGACGAGGTCGAGCAGTTTGCCGGCGAAGACGAGCTAAAGGTTAATGAGGAGGTGAGCAACCGCTTTCAGGATTTGGAGGCGTCTACCGGCGTTGACCCTGCTGACCCGACTATGCGTAGCGTCATCTATTACGAGTGCATCGTCAAAATGGACTACGACGGCGACGGCATAGCCGAGCGCCGGCGTATCTGCGCGATTGGCTCGGAAGGCCAGCACATCCTGCACAATGAGCCGTGGGACCACATCCCGTTTGCGGTCGCCTCTCCTATCCTGATGCCGCACCGCTTGGTTGGCCGCTCTATCTACGACATGACCGAGGATTTGCAGGTCATCAAGACTACGCTGATGCGTCAGTATCTCGACAGCGTCTATTCGTCGACCCTGCCGCGTATTGCCGCCGTCGAAGGCGCCGTGAATTTGGATGATTTGCTGGACGCGCAAGCTGGCGGGATTATCCGCGTGCGGCAGCCCGGCATGATACAGCCGCTTGCCGGCGCATCAGTTGGCGCTGAAATCCGCCCGCTGATGGATTATTTGG